TACGCTCTCAAAAAGGTCCGGGCAGTAGCTTCGCGTGAGATTTGATCCAAATTCTCAAAGGTTTGATCCAAATAGGCCCTTTTTGGGCAAGATTAGGGCCATTATAAGCGTGCCCCGGTGCTGGTGTTGTATACAGGGCCGGATCCAGAATCGTAGGGCCAGAACTCAACCGGCGTAATCTGGATGTCCAGGGTGCTTAAGTTCGTGCCGACCGACACACCTTCACCAACCAAAGGGGTCACAAAATGCTCGTAAGGCAGCTCGATAGGAACCCCATCCATGTTGATCGTAACCGTCCCATCCGGAGTGAACGGGTCATTGTGGATTGCAATGCTCTGTCCGACTAATCCATGTGAACTTGGATCGTAGTCATCCTGGAGGGCTAAGGCATCCACTTCAAAAGAGAAAAAGAGCTTAGGCCAATAAAGCCCATCCCTAAAATAGCCCATGGGACCTGTGTCGGAACCTGTGATGGTGATATTCGCGCGAACAAAGACGCGGGCAAAGGCCCGGCGTATAACGCCGTCCTCCTCGTCATTATCCACATCCTCTACATAGTCATCGTTACTGATCCGAGGAATTTCGCATGTGAACTGCTTTTCATCGGTCACCTCCGTTTCCAGGAAATATTCAAGAGCGGGCGCCGAAGCATTGGCGCTGCAATGGTCGTTGGATGCCGACGCGTTCCAGCCGCTAAAATCACCCGTGACCTTCCACTTTTTAACCCGGTAAGACCACTTTGCCGCGATCTTCTTGGACACACCGACGGGGCAACCTGTATTGGGGCCGGTAAAATCTCCGTCCGGATCCAGGAGCCAACCTGTGGGAAACAGTTTTGTATTTAGCCCGCTCATGCTTGCGGATAGAGGCAGGGGATACTGTCGACGCACTTGTCATCAATGGTGAGATCGTGAAAGAGATTCTGTTCCGGAACGGTTCCAGAGCCAATGCGTCCTAAGCGATAAACAAAAGCGGTCTGTTCAGGATCATCCCCCGAGCTAATCGTGATCCGCCCTGGCAAAGAACCTCCAGAATTGACCTCAATGGAGGAAATAGCACCATCAGAAACGTCTGCCTCCAAGTATACGTAATGATTCTCACTGACATCGAACCATGATCCCAGACCGGTGATCGATGTCGTGCCGTAGGTGCCCCAACCATTGTAAAGGTTGCCAGTGCCGACCATGGCTTCGAGCCCACCACCTTCTTTTTCTCGAACGAAGATTTGAAAGGGAGATTTTGGTAGATTCGCGGGAACAGGCATCGCTGAACCCATCTCGCTCGGAACCTGGATGTCTCCCTGGACGGCCTCCTGGTCCTCTTTACTGGTTCCATTTTTTCGGCTGCGGCCAGAGCGGCCGGGATTATTTGTGCGGGTCGGTTTTAAGTAGCCGATCAACTCATCCAGACTCAAATGCTTGGCCGGTCCGATCGTCAGGGAGGTGCTACCGCTGGTGATGTCCATCGTGACGGCCTGCACCTGCGCGCGCATCGTCTCATAAGCTGTTTGCTCCGTACCCAGCACATTGACCAGGTGGCCCGGATGCCGTCCTCCAGCGCATTCCCTTTCGAGCAATGAAATTTGTCCGTCGTACTGCAGATCGGATAAGGCATCATAAAGCGAATCCTGCAATCCGATCGGAAGCGGTTCTCCCGCACCATTCACTGTTTCACTGGTCCGATAGACCCGAGTCGTCGCGTTAGTGGCGACAAAATTTCCGGTGATGGTAGTGTTGACCTCCTTGACGACATCCCCCTCCGTTAGGGTGAATTTTATCTTGGCGCGAACCGTGCATTTTTTTGCTTCCAGAGCCGGAGAAAAGCCGGTCAGCATCCAGGGTTGGAATGATCCTTTGATCAACTCTCTTTCCAGATTGGTTATATCCTCGCTCAAGACAGAATCGGTGATGACGACATCGCTGACCGATCCGTCATAGAGCCACTTAAGTTTTTCTTTCCACCACCAGAGCGAGGCATCTGAATCCAGTGCGTTGTCGAAAGCGCCCGCGCTTTCTCCTGGAAGCGCCGCCGTTTCAATTTCCTGGGATTGCCGGTTGATGGTGATCGATCCACCGTCCCAGTCCAAGCTGGCGACAAAAAGCCGACGTCCTACCTCGGGCGCATCCAGAGGAAATTTTTTGACCTCCAGAGCAATCGCCGTCGTACTTCCTATTTGGATCTGGACATTGAATTTCAAGACTACCCCGTCCACAAGGAGGTCTTCCCTTGGGATCAATTCGAGGGAGGACAGGGGTTGTTCGCCGAGGGTAAACTCGAGAGGCACCGCTTCCTCATCCGCACGATCCGCCACATTGAGCGTCGGGGGCGTGGTGGAATAATCAAACCAGGTGCAGCAGCTCGGTTTCCAGGCCAGATATTTGCGTAGCGCCTCTGCGCAGCTGATGTTGCCCATTTCGTTGAAAGGCACATCCAAAGGGGGCATATTGGTCCCCAGCTGCAGGTTGCAGCCAACGCTGATTGCGAACGCGATGACTTCCTGGATTCCAACCTCCGAATCCATTTTCGTTCCTTCGAGGCTCTGGCCCAAAATCACCCGGACAAAAGGCGAAACGTAGGCGCCTTGCTCAAAGTTCCAATCCTGCTGAAAAGGGGTGGTTTCCAGATCCTTCCACGGACCAGAAATTAAATATTGGATTTGCTCTTTATTTTCTTCGCAGATCCGGGGAGTCGTCGAAACCCGGCCCTCAAAGAAACGAGCCCCCGACCGCTTCAAGGTAACAATTTGATCAAACGGAAAGGGCGCTTCCGAGTCGAACAGCTTGCGGGGCATTCGAAAGGTCAACTCGTCCGGCGCCTGGTTATTCAGGGTAAGAACTGGACCGTCAATGCCCCAGGCGGAGAGCGTTTTTTCCTCGCCATCGCAAAGGATTGTCCAGATTTCGGAGATCATTTAATTGGCCGGCTGATTGTTTTTGATCAGCCCCTCCAATCGCCTGATTTCCAAGGTGGCATTGCGGATTACCGTGTCCTGCCTCTGAGACTTTGCCGTTGCGTTATCCGCCAGGGACAGGAGAGCTTTGACCAGCGCATCCATTTCACCGCCCTGATCGCCGTCTTTTTTCAGGCCATTTTCGATCTCTTTGATCTTTTCAAGCACGCCGGCGGAAACCGTTCCCTGCTGCGGCACGAGGCCCGATCTCGCTTCCTGGGAGATCCGGACGGTTTCCTCTCCGGAATCGAGACGGAATCGTGCCTCGCGCTGGCCACGGATATCGTCTTGTCTTTGCTTTTCCAGATCCGTTCCGCGCCCGACATTCTCGGCGTTTTTGCGAGTGGCGTCCGCTTCCGAAATGAGACGGCTAGTGCGGGCGATTTCTATCTCGGCTTTTGCAACGCCTTCATCCACCCGGAGCTTGGCCAATGTGTCGGCCAATTCCTTGGATTTCTCTGCCCAGTCCGTGGCCGCCTGGACATTGGCCTTTTGCGCCCCTTCCAGCTCTTTGATGGCCGCCAACCGTTTGCGGTCCTCCTCGGAAAGGGATTTTTTCAGCTCCAGTTCCTGCTGCTCTTTCTGGAACGATGAATCGCTGGCTTGATCCCGCTGCGCCTTCAACCGCTCAAATTCTTTGTTGCGATCGACACCTGTGATGCCGCCGGTTTCCTTTATCTCTTTCTCGAATGGCGCGAGCTGCTGGTCTAAACGGGCCCGATCCGACCGTACTCCCGATTTTTTGATTCCTTCTTGCGCCGCCTGCAGGCGATCGCTGGCGCCTTCCCTGACGTTGTTCAGGGAATTTTGTTCCAGGGAAAGACTGCTGATCTTTTGCGCGACCACGCTCGCCTTCTGATTTGCCCGATCCACCTCCGCCTGTGTCTTGCGATCGTCAGCCCGCCGGCGCGCGTCATTCTCCCGGTTATCAAAATCCAGGTTGATGGCCGCTTCCTTCTTTTTATCCCCACCGGCAGCATTGATTTCCTGCTGCCGGGCCAGGCCCAACTTGGACAATTCCAAGGCCAACTGGGAATCCACCAGCTTGTCTTCCGCCGCCTGGAGCCGTGCGGCCGCTTCCGCCGCTTTATCAAATTCATCGGTGATGCTTTTGATGCTGTCCGTGACCTGGGAAAAATCCGCCTTGGTTGAGGCAGCGGCTTCGAGCTGCTTTTTGAAATTCTCCGAATCGGCCGCATCCATCTGCTCCTGGAGATCCTTGGCGTTTTTCTCCGCTTCTTTGGATTTTTTCGCGTAGACGCCGACCGCTGCGGCCGTGACGGTACCGATCACGGCGGCGGCTTTCAGCCAGGGGCTCAAGTTGGAAACCACCTTGGCTCCCACCGCGAACATGGAGATAAACCCTTTTAAACCGGTTGCCCCTCCGTGAGCCGCATCGCCGGCGCCTTTGATCAACTTGCCCAGGACTCTGAAATTGGCCGTTCCAAAAACAAGCGTGGACAGGATCCCGGCCGCGTCTTTTCCTCCGGAGACGATCGTGCCAAAATCGGCAGCCGTAGTCCGAAGGGATTCACCCGTCTCCTGGGCCTGTTCGGTGACTTCCGGGAGGTTGGTTTGGATGTCGACGGTAATCGTCTTGGATTCAACTTCGTCGAGTCCTTCCTTCAACTGTGCGATCGTGGAGATCGCTTCAGCGGCTTTCTCGTCATTGACGTTGAGGGCAACGAAAGATTCATCCAGAGACTGGGCCCGGCCAACCGCTTCCGCGTAAAGCGCGGTCGCTTCCTCGATGGACTTGGTGTCCACCTTGGGCTCGCTCGTGGTCGCGTCCAGCTGCTCGGCGGCAACTTTCGCCTCCCCGAGTTTCTCCGTCGCCGTCTCGATGCCTTGGGTATCGGCCGGCGTGGAGATCTGGATCTCGAATTTTTCGTTGTCTGCCATGGACTACCGTTTTTTCTTTTTTTTCTTTAAACGACCAAAGCGCGCCCGCTCCGACTGGCTTTGTTCCAGCTGGTGCGAGCGCTCGATCTGCGCCATCTGTTGCCGGATGCGCGGAGGGATCGGCATGGCCGCACTACTTGGGTCGAAGACTTTTGGCGTCCACGCCGGCGGCCTCCGCACCTTCGGGCGTTGGCGTCGGCGTGACCTGAGGATCGGAAACCGGATCCATTTCGATCTGGAACAGATAAGACCCGTCCTTGCGTCGGATGGCGGCGAACCGTTTGATCTCGGAATACTGGCGGCCCTCCACCATGCGGATTTTCACAGACGCGAGCATCGCCTGGAATTGTTCCGGCGTGAGAATCCGGTAAGCCCGGTGCGTCTCAATCGGTGGAACCTTGGTCAACGGCAGATCCTGCTCTTGACCGAACACAACGCCCGCCATGACGACGAGCCCGACACACAACGCTAGCATTTTTGATTTCATAAATTTTTTAATGGGTGCGGATCCAGACGGCGCCCGCCTGGGTGGTTTTTAAGCATTTCCATTCGTAATAAGTGTTCGCCGTGATCGCGGTGGTCGAAGTGCCGAGAATCGTGCCGCCGTTTTGGACGTTGAGCGTGAACGCGGTCACATTTTGAGTGGAGACAAGCCCGACCGTGTTATTGTTGAAAGTCGCGCTGTTGGTGAGATCGGGTAAAGAACCGGTTCCGGTGGCCAAGGTCCCAGCAGGCGTGAGGTAGTTCAGGGTCTGCGGACCGAAGACAATCGAAAATCCTGTCGTCGGCGTACTGGTGGCATAACCTCCGACAAGATAGCGGGCCGCGTTTTCGTTCTTCCAGGGCCCCATGAGTTCCCGCGTATATGTCCGAAGGACATCCGGTGAGCCGCTTTCGCTGGTTTGAAAAGCTAAACCGTAGCCGCCAGTAAACCGCATTAAATAGGTGGAACTTTCCGTGTCGAAGATGTTGAAGGCGTCGATGCTGCCAATGTTAATATTTGCACCGTTATTCAACGTATAACCGTACAAAATTCGGGATTCCCAATTAGCGGAAGTATCTCCAAAGCTGTCGTAAAGAATTTTATTCTCACCATCAACAACAAAGCCGGTTCCGTCGAAAAGCCCCCAATAGTCGCCACCATCGGTAACGGTCTTGAACCCCTTTCCATTAGGGTTCAGCAAATCCGCTTCTCCTACTCCTTTCGGTGAAATATGGATACCGATGTCAGTATCCGATCCGCTCGGCGTAATGGTGCCATCTCCCTTGATCGTCACATTCGAGGCGGCGGTACCTACGGAAAAAACTCCGGTCCCTTTCGGCGTGGCTCTGATTCCAATGTTCGAATCGTTCCCACTGGCCGTAATGGTCATCAGGCCCGAGGTATCCGGCGATAGGGTCAAAAGGCGATTGGTGCTTCCGATGGCGACGTCTTCGTAAAATCTCCAGTCTTGCCTGCCTTCACGGGTATAGGCGTCCAGCGTTTCTCCACTACCGTTATAGAATTTCGAAGCCCCTGCGCTGATATCCATCAGCGTTAGAGGCGATTCATCGTCTCGGACGATGAAATGTTTTGTGTTGGGAAGATTGACAACGACGTTGGTAGTGCCCGCCCAGATGATCAATCCGTCGTTTATCGTTCTGTTCGGTCCATCAAAGTTAGCAAGCCCCAGATTTGTTCGGGTCAATGCAGCCGCCGCTAAACTCGTAAACCCGATTCCTCCACTGTTGGTCAACTGATTGGCGCCGGCGTTCGCTGAGTTTTGCCAACTGCCCTGCCAGGAAGGATTGTTGATCAGGTTGGATGCCGCAGCACCCATAAGAAGAATTGTCGCTATGCCCAGGACCACACCCTGCTGGAAGCGTGTGGTTGAACCTCGTGTCCGTTCCCATTGAAGAAGTCGCTTTTTGTTCATTTGTATGCCTTCCATTGAAGTTTGTAAGTCCCACTGCCTGGGACAGCCGCGCCGAAGATTGCTGTGAAACCGCTCGCCGTGATCGTCGAGTGATCAACAGCCACGTGAAAAACCGCACCGCCATTGGGAATCAAAAGCTGCACCTCGATCAAAGTCGGAGCTGCACCGAAAGCGTTCGTAAACGCAACCGCCTTGGACTCATCACCCGGCGACAGATTGACAACGCCGCATTTAAAGCCCGTGCCGTTTGGGATCGCGCGCATGATGGGATCCTCTCCGATAAAGGCTTCGCCTCTATCGGTTGTTTTGTGAACCTCCCGAGTTTCAACATTTTCGGATGCCACCCGTTCCGATTCCGTTCCCGAACGAACCAAAAATACTTCCGCCATAATTAGTAGCCTCCGCCGTCGTGTAAGGTTAAGAGCTGCCGCTTGTCGATGTAGTGCCCAGCATCGGCGATCTGAATAATTTCAGATTCATAATCGCGGCCGTCGAAGATGAGTCCAAAGCCTTCGATGACTTCAAAAGCAGGACCCCTGAATTGATATGTCGTAAACCAGGAAACGCCCCGGTTATCACTTTCCGATTGTTGTGTGAGCACCGCATTCTCCATCTGAACGGTGCTCAATTCTTCGCCTTCACCGCAGATGATCTGCAAGGTTCCTTCGTCAGGGACGTCGTTATAGCCAGTGAAAAAAGCCACCTGTGCCGCGCGAAGACTTTCCTCTCCCTGAGGCACTCGGAAGGAAAAGGATCGCATGCGGTTGCCGCGCGCCCAGACAGCAGCCTGGGCAGCGCGAGCAAACTGCGCATCTTGAACGATCTGGAACCCATCCACCGCCTTATTGCTGATAGGGCGATTGAGATCCGCGTCGTCCGCGATCATTTCTCCATTCCAAAGGATCTTCATGGCATCAGCTCGCGTCCGGATCTTCGGTTCCGAAAAAGGCCAGAGGTTGGGCTACACCCCCGACAAAGGCCCGGTTGGCGTCGAAGACCAATTCCCCGGCGCGCTCCGCCTGCTCGTTGAAAACAGCCGGGCCCTCGCGGAGGCCGGCGGCGTAGAGACGGAAGAACGTTCCATCTCCAACGATGTCCAAGGGTTGGCCATCCGTCTTCATGCTGCGGCCCAGCTCGGCGCCGGCACCCTGCATTCTCAGTTGCGCCATGATTTCTTCTTCGTCGATGCCCACCGGCATGAAACTCGCGGAAACATCAATTCCCGTAAGACGGGCCGACACATTGCTTTTTCCATCCAAAGGCACGGGTTCAAAGGTATGGGGAACCTCGATCGAGACGCCCTCTTTGGTATCCATGATGTCCCAGGGAGCAACGCCGCCATAGCGGACTTCATGCGCCTGGGTGATGATTTCGTCCGGATCAAAGCTCGTGTCGCTGAAGGCCACGTCTTCGATCAGGAACCGGGCGGCATTGTCCGTCGGTTCATGCCTGTTGCGCAGATAAGAGCTGAAGCTGAATTGTTCAAAGAGGGTTTGTTCCGCCGCCGCTTTGATATTTCCGGGTTGTGTGATCGCACCGTTGAAGAAGGTGATCAGCTTTCCGTCAAACGTGTGGATCTGGATGTTACGCTCGATTACCAAGGCATGCCGTCCGGTTCCCTGGCTGGAGATCGCAACCTTGTTGGTGTTCGCGATCGCATGAGCCGCCGTGTCATGCAGCGTGATGGTGGAGCCGGTGACGCGGGCGTAATAAACCGTGTCCGCATCTAAACCGCCGGGAATCGTTCCCCGAGATCCCACATAGACGCTCTCTCCGGTTTCCAGACCGAAGAGGAACTTTCCGGTCAGGTCGATGTCGTCATCGGTCGCATCCACGTTGGCTGCGCGGAAATGGATCACCGGAGTGATCAGACTTCCCAGCGGCCAGTTGAAATACGGATAGAGTTTGTCGATCTGCCCGAACACACCGGCCGGGATGGCATCAAAATCAATCGGCACACCGCTGACGCGTTTGTCCACGCGGCCGTATCCGTCGACATCGACGTCGAACGTTTTCAGACTCGGTTTGAGGTTGATTCCGGTTTTTGTATAGATCGCAGCGCCGCCGAGCTTCAAGATCGCCGGGCCGCCCACCAATTTGGATAAGTCCAATTTCATTTTGTCAGGCTCCTATGGTTTCCGATGCGATATCGCTCGGGGTCATGTTGTCTTTGTACGCGCCGGCGCGTACTTCCGTGCCGGCGTCCACGGTGAACGGCACCGTGTAAAGTTCTGCTTCCCCATTGCCCACGTAGGGATAACTCCCGTCGGTGGTGTAGTAGATCTGGGCTCCGGAGGTTTCGGAGGTGATTGTCACCGCGCTCGCAGTTCCGGAGATCTGCGGCCGCCTCACCTTGTCCGGCGCTTTGATACCGAACCGATTGGCGAAAAAATTGTCATATCCATTGACCCCATCTTTACCCGTGTCATAAGGCTCGATCGCGCGGCGGTCCGTGAATATCTGCCCTACGTGCGGGAAGAAGCGCACTTGATGAACCGCACTGTGCACATAGAGACAACATTGCGGGCCGGTTACTTCAATGTTGCGGATGGAGGGTTGATCCAAAACGCGAACCGCACTCAGCACATTGAAAACAGGGCCAGGAACATTCGGATCGGGTACATCGGCTAGTGGCGGCAAGACGATCACCACAAGGCCGATTTTACCGGGCGATTTTTCGTTAAAAACACTGAGCGCGGTTTCAATGTCGCTCTCGATGTCGCCTTTGACCTGGGCAAGCACGGGAATCTCCGCAAAAAACGGATGGCTATCGAGTCTTCCCACGATGTCGAGCTGGAGCCTTGTTAAAAAATCATCCATGGCTGGCCTCCATTTGAGGGTTCTGCAGCTTCCGATAGGCGTCTTCCAACGCGCCGGATAACGAGAGAGCCAGGCTCTTTTCCAAATTGAAGTGAAACGATTGGCCTTCGTGCAGGAACACCGCCGTAACGACTTGGTTATCCGGAAGCACCTCGACCTTAAAATCGATCACCTTGAAACAAGGACGGTTCATTCCTGCCTCCCGGCTTGGCGTAGAGCCCGCACATAGTCCCGAGCACCCAATAAACCCGATTGAAGGTATTCCGTGTCGCTGGGCAGAAGCGTCCGGTCCTGGCGCAATGTGACGCCTTTGCTCAACGCAAAGAAATTCACCAGCTTCTTGCTCTTGCCTCTTCCTACCATCGCGGAGAGCACTTTCTTCTTTGCGCCTGGGGCGCCCGGTCGGAACAAACGCAAGCCGGAGAGCGCCTCGAAATAGCGAACTGTACGGCCGTAGCTCAGTTTGTGGATGGGGATCGTCAGCCAGTTTCCGTTGACCGGCTTGATTTCCACATCTCCTCCTACGCGGGAGATGCCCGGGCTTGTCACGCTAACGGTCGCCGCTTCCGCCGTTCCCAATCCGGTGACGCTCTCTGCTGCGCGTCCGAGATGACCAGTGGGACGTGCACCTAGGCGCCGGGCTGTGGTGTGCCTGCTCCGAGATTCCCGCAGCAAATGGCGGCGCGTGAGAACATCCGCACGGGTGGCGATTGACTCATGCAGCCCGGTGCGATCGGTCAAGCTCTCGCTCAGCCGCCTGAGCGCCGGCGAGGCCGTGTCTTGGGTGATTTGAATCCCGATGCTCATGCCGGCAGCACCTCCAAAACAGCCCGCAGACGGTTGCGTAAGCCTTCATTTTTATCCACACCACGATTTGTAATTAAGCGGCTGGCTTCATTTCCAAGCTCCCGTTCGAGCTCGGCCAAAATGTCATCGCCAAATTTTCCCGCCTGAGCCTTCAACTCCTTGTTGAGTTCAACCGGGATCTCTCCGACTTGCTCGTCTTCTGCTATGACGCCCAGTTCAATGGCCTCGTCCCGGTCCACTTCGATGACGCCCATTCCGCTGTTGAAAGCGAAAGGCGGATAAGGATTATCCAGGCCGTCGTCAAAATTCGCGGATGATCCGAGCTCGTCCCATACCGGATCATCTTTGCGAGCGATCATACGGCCGCCGTCAAAGAATTGGCCGCCCGCTTCCTGCCAACGCTTGGACCAGTCATCTCGTTCCAGGTTTCGATCGTAGATTCGGACCAGCTCCCAGCAGGGAAACGCTTCAAGGCGGAGCGGTTCCTGACCGGCAATCCGGTAACCGGCGCCGAGCATCTGCCGCACCTGGGTTTCCAAAAGGAGGTTCAGGCGCTGATCGCTGCCCAGGTCGCGGAGAGATCCGGGCGCAGCCGGCGGGATGCCCAATTCATCGTCACCTGGGAAGCCGCGCTCCGGATCATACCCCAACTCCTGCAGCATGCCCTGCAGATCCTCGCGCATCTGCGCGAAGGAAACTCGTTGCCCGCTTTCGGTCTGAGGCGAAAGCAACCGTTCGACAACCTTGCCTATTTTATCGACGTAGGCGCCGTTCGTAGTGCGGGCTGAAAAAATGGACCGGGTCCGGATCTCCGAACTCAGCTGCTCGCGGATTTCCTCGGAAGACAAGGGCAAAGGCAAAAGATCTCTCTCCTCGGCCTGAGTGATGGCTTCCAGGAACTGGATAGGCGTGGAGAAGTTCACGGTAAAAATTCCTCCATGAATTTCAAAGCGGTTCCGTCTTCAAGTTCTTGGATGGTCCACTGCGACCATGCGAGCTTGTGAAAGTGCGCTAAGATTTCGTCTCGGGTTCCTCGCGCAACCTGCGCGTAATGCGCCGAGGTGTGGCATTCAACAGGAAGCCCATGACAGAGCGCTTCAAGCCCGCCCGTGGAATTGTAGGTGATGACTCGGGAAGCAAGTTTGAGATGTTCTCCCAGAGGAACGGACAACGAATCCAGCTTATCCACGGGAGCTTTTAGCTGGAGTGAATAGAATTTTGGATGCGCCCGGTAATAGACTTTTCGGCGTTGCCCCAGATAATAACCAGCCCGCACACTGAGCCATTCCGACAATGCCTGATGAGACAGCCAATGCTGCGTGTCGTTTGGCACCTGTCCGAGAATCAGAACCGCACCTTTCGGATTTTCTTTCTTGCGTGCGGCAACCGCGATTTTTAGGGCATCAAACCGGGATGAATCGCACGCGCGCGCGGGTGTCCAGCAAAGCCGATCGATTCCGAGCTGGGTATATCCCAGAGGATCACTCCCGTCTGCGGATCTGCGAAAATATCCCAGCTCGGTGATCAAAAGCGGAATGCCATGGCCTTTCAAGAATCCCCGTACGGCGGATTCCCGCTCCTTGGCACCATGGGTGAACGCAAAGCGGATCTTGCGCGATTCCAAAATATCCCGGATGGAATCAAGATCGTTTTTCGGATGCCAGATCACCTTTCCGCCAATGGCTTCAATCCCACGTTGCAACGCGCTCACACGCGCCTTTTCCGTGTAATCCCCGATGCGAAGTGCAGTGAACATCACGCACCCTCCTGATCGCGCCGATCAAAATGCAGATTTTTCGGGCAGATAGCCGGTGTGCTGGACTGGCTGCTGGTTTCCGGATCGGAGCTGTTCGGATCTTCCACCGAGAATTTACAAGCCGCTACGTCCTTTAATAAGCTGATCGCGTCCTTGTATTCCTGTTCGCGAGCGGCCGTGAGAGTCAGCGGTAGTCGCGTTGTAAGCCGGTACCGGATGATATCCACCGCAGCGGCGAGAAGACGCGGTGGAATCGTACCGCCGATGTCCAGTTCGTTCGCGGCACAGGCAGCAACATACCCGCGCACGACATCGGTAACCTGGGCGATGATCTCCGGCAATGGGTCGCTCTGGCCGGAAGCCCTGGCCGCGTTTTGGTAGGAGGCTTTTTCAGCGCCGGCCAGACGGGTCAGGACGTCGTCGGATGTGATGGTGATCCAGCTCATGTTTGTGGGCTCATGACGCGCCCCTCTTTCGAAGGGCGCGGGTATGAAACCAAGGAGTTCTTTAGGAACCCGGATCTTCGGTCACCACCGCGATCAGCTTTCCGCAGATCGTGCTGGTGATTTGGATGTCCTCGGACCAGTCCACCAAGTGGACATCGCTGAAGGGTTCTTCGCGGTAGGTCCGGACAGAGGTGACGCCGCCTCGCCGTCCGGTGAAGGACTTGGCGAAGCTCGGGTCATACTGCGTCGGATTCTTGGACCGCAGGAAGATCAGGACGTTGGCGCCCACGATATTCACTTTCGCGGCCGCTTTGCCCATCTTCGTGGTGTCGCGGGCAAGAATGCCCACGCGCACCTCGATGCCCGGGTTCAGCAACATCGCGGCGAACTGACCGACCGTCAGCCCGATCAGAGCTGCGCCCGGCTGCCGGGCAATCACCTTGGGGTGTTTGCGGATGGCCGCCCAGGCCGGAAGACCGATGGCCAAGCCATTGGGCATCATGCCGGTGTTGGTCGCGATCACCTGGATCTGCGAATCGATTTCCTCGATCGGGTCGACGTTCGGATCGTACCAGTTGCCAAGGTCGGCAACCGGCGTCAACGCGCCGATCGTCTTGTTGATCACCTTGTACTCGTGGCTGACCGACGAAGTCGTCACCAGCGTCTTCACCTTGGACTCGTCCAAACGGATCGGGTCTTCGGCGTCGGCCGCGTCGCGTTCGGAATCGTCCACCGTGATTTCCAGCGCCTGCGGTTTGCAGTTGTAGCTGGGATCGGTGGTTTCGAACTCGATGCGGTTGGCCGAGCCGCCGACCGCGCGCGCCGTTTCATAGACCTGGAAGGCGTTTTTGTCGTCGAATTTCTTGAACTGCCCCAGCGTGCTGGGCACTTCAACCGTCGGCGCGATGAATTCCGCCAGGCTGCTTTCCAGGTCCTGGGCAACTCCCGTCGCGTAATTTGTCAGCGTCGGATTAGCCGATGCTTGTTTGCGTTTGCTCATGTTTTCTTAATTTCTTTCTTGGTTCAGGGTTGCGTTAGGCGATCGCTCCTTGGGCCTGCAAGGCCACGTAGAGAGCGCGAACGTCATCGGCCAGCTCTTCCACCTTGTCGCGCAGTGCCGTTACCTCCGCCTGCGAATAGGAGCCGCTGATCGTCAGGCCACCGATTTCGCCGTTCGTGTTTCCCAGGGTGACCGCATTTCCGATCGAAACCGGTTTGATGAGGATCGCCTCGACCAGTTCGTCGTCGCTTCCCGCTTCCAGGAAGACGCAAACCAGGACACGCGCCCCGGTTCCTGCATCGGCAATCACCTCGCCGGTCGAGGTCAATTGACCGAGACCGCCTTTGGTGACCGATCCGGCCACTTTGACCCGAACGCTGCCGACGTTTCCAACGGAGATCGCGATCGCGTCGTTTCCGTCGGTGTTTTCACCGTCGAGGATGACGCCGTAAGGCACATCCGTCGCGGCGCTGACAAGTGCGGCCAAGCCGCTGCTGAGTTTCACGAAGAAGCCACGCTTCTCCCTGTGATCGGCGTTCGGTACGAGGGCTTCGACCGTCACCGTTTTGATTTGTCCACTGCTCATGCTGTGTATTTACCTTTCTGGGTGGTGATCCGGTTCAGGCCGTAGCCTCTTCCGTCTCGGGTTTGAAAAGATCCGGGTCCGACCGCTTGGCAGCCTGATAGGCCTGCTCATTGGTGCGAGTTCCGGTCAGGTGTTTGTCGATCGCTTCCCGCTGGAGTTGCGAACGGTTCTTGAGCGGCGCCTTGTTATCATCGCCGGGATTTTTGGCATCCCTGCGATTGGTCAAAGGCGCCCGGATTACCGCCGCCGGCTTCATTCGGTTCTTCAGGATTTCCACCGTCTTGGGACGGTTTTTGCTGTTGCGGATCATGTCGCCGACGGTTTCCCTTTCCGTCTCGTCCTTGATTCCGAGATCCGTGAGAATCGATTCGACCTCCTGGTCTTCCTGCGTTTTCAGGCGGTTTTTCAAATCCGCGTTTTCCTCCGTCAGCGGTTTGACCTTGTCTTCCGCCTGCTTGGCGCGGTTCTGCAGCTTGTCGATTTCGTAGAGAATCCCGTCCTCCGACGCTTCGGCGGACAAGCCAACCTTTTGTGCGATTTGTTTCATCGTCTTGTTCCTTTTGTTTTGGATGTCCACCTGATCTCGGGTGGGCGAGCTCGCCGGGTCATCCGGCAAATTGTTTGTGAGCCAGGCGTCCTGCTGTTCACGGTTGAGCAGCGGCGGCAATGGGAGATTGGGTTGATTGGTGAGACCTGCGTCGCTAACCGCCAGGACGCGAACGCGTCCATTGCCGATTTTCTCGATTCCATCGCGCGGAAAAACCGGACTGATAAACCGGTATCGACGACTTTTTACGGCAGGCTCTCCGATGTCCGTCCAGGAGCTGTGCGCCCAGACGTTGCCCCCACGATTTTGAAGATCGTCAATCCAACCGTATGCTTCCGTTTTTTCGTCCTGGTTGTGACTCAAGTGATCGGCATCGATCATCAACTCTTCGGAGTTCTTCGCCTTGAAACGATTTACGATCGCGTCGGCGGATTTTTCATCTACGACTTGGATGAGGCGCTCTTTACCGTCATCGCTGATCCAAGGATGCTCGCCCTTGGGGACCAGCATGAACCAGCCGTCGGCGCCGACATTAAACCGATTGGTGATGCACAGATGCTTTTTCATGAGGCGATTGTCACTCCTGCCACGGGCTTGGGCACCGGCGCTGCGGCTTCTTCTTCATTGATCTGGGAAAAAATCTTTTGAACTTCCTCCGGGGAGAGGACCTCACGGCGTAGACGAAGCGTTCCGCCCTGGGCATGGGCGACAAAGCCGCGCACGCGCTTGGCCTGTTTCGCATCCAATTGAGCAGGACGAAATCCGCCATCGCTGCAGCGGAAAAGCACCATCACATGGGTATCGTTCATACAACTTCCTCCGGTTTTTTGGTCATTCCTTCCGCCAGAGCTGACCCGAGAATCTTTTCCAATGCCTCGGCGGCTTTTGGATCCGCGTTGATTTGCTTTAGAATTGCGGGCAAATCCGCCATCAGCTTTTCCATCGCCCTTTGGAGATCCTCATCCTTCAATTGAAGGATTTGCTCGATGCGGGCGCGGATCGGTTTCAGATCCGAAGATGTGTCCGAAGCCAAAAGCTTCCGGGCCTGCATCACAAACTGGGTGGACAACGGAGCACGGCGATTCATCAACCGCCGGTTTTCCATCGGAGACACTCCAAACTGAGGCGCCGGCGCCGCCGGCTTCACCGTCAGCGTGTATCCGGTCATTTCGGACAATTCATCCGGATCGATCTGGAATCCGGCCTGACTGGCCTTGGCCGCATGATCTAAAATCTCACTGACCTTGATCTCCTGGTTGGAGGCGAGCTCGAAATAGGCCAGCGCCGAGCGGCCGGGGAATTTCTTCTCCAGGAACGGCGCATCCAACTGCTTCTGCAAGATCTCGGAAATATCCCGCGCTTCTGCGCGCCCCAGAGTTTTGAACGCTTCCATGTGGGCGCTGCCGGCCAACGTGCCACTCCCGCTTTGTGTGAGCATCGTCAGAAGGCCGCCCGTTCCTGCCAATATGAGCTTTTGAGAAAGATAATTTAAGCGAGCGCTAAAAGGTTCAGCACCGCGCGGGCTGTCGCTGGGCTTTGCGTCGCTGCCATGGGGAAGGAACCCGCTACCCCCGCGCGCCACATCTCCAGCGGAAGATTCGTATTCACTCTCTTTGTCTGCCGGCACATTCGGCGGCCCGATGATCACCCATCCGGGAATCCCATAGATTTCAATGAAAGCATCCCAGTCCTTGTCCGCTAAATTGTTGCGGATGGCCTTGATCAGTGCGTATCGATTGACCGGGCGTTTAACTTCACGAATCAGGAAGAAAGACGGATCTAGGATCGCCGATGCTGGCAAAGATTCGTAGCTGGTTTGCCGCGCATCGGGATTGTATTTCCAACCGCCGGTCGATCCATCCCTCACCACGTTCCACTGATCCACAACGCGCAGCTCGGTGATGTCCCCATCGGCGTTTTCTATTTTCTCGTTGTGGCTGAATCCTCTGAATGTCGCCATGGCCAGGTGATCAAACGCCTCGTAAAGATTTCCGATGCCGTCATACTGTTCGCGTAGAGCCGACTGCTGTTCCTCCGCCAGCTTCTGGTCAAAGTCCGCGCGGTCTTCGTCGACTGTCTTGATGTTCCAGTCCATCTCGCAGATCGCGCCGGTGCGGCGCTCGATCAGCGCCAGGAGATCCGGATCCGCGCACTCAATTCCCATGAATGGCGCGCCGAAAGTCCACATCAGATCCGCGAACTCTCCGCGTGGATATGATTCGATCAGGCTGACGGCCCGAGAGATCGTCAGGTTGCGCAGGGGATTATAAGTTTCCCGAAAACGGTTTGCGCGATTGATGCGCTGCCCCATGGTGGCTCCGGAACCGGAGATAAATTGGCCGGTCTGCGGCTTGCGATTACGCAAGGCATGGGATTTATGGGCTTTGATTTTGGATCGCGTCTTCATGCCACACAGCTCCTGTCACGCCGGTCCACCTGACGGCCGCCTCCACGCGGTAAAGATTTCGGCATGAAAAAACCCGAGACGACGGAAGGTCGGCTTCCTTCGTTTTCGGCGAGGGCGCTGTAGCCGTCCGCCAAAAGAAAGTGGTTCGCGCACTGGTCGACGTAATCCCCGAGATTGCCGTCTTTCTCTTTTCCGCGTTCGCTGCCGGTGATCAGATGGGATTCGACCTCTTCCAGGATCTTCCCGCTGTTCTTGCGCGGAAGTAACATCGCGGGCAGCTCACGTACTTTCCCATCCGCGACATCCACGATGCTTTCGGCCGGGGTTAGAAATTCCCGAACCGCGCGATCAATCGTTTCATATCGATTGCAGCGGATCAGCGGGACAAACTTTTTGATCCCGTCTTCCTCGAAAAGGTCGAACCCGTGTTCAACGCCGGCGCCGATATTTTTCTTGTCGAACCGAACAACGGCACAGCGCAACCCGGTCCAGCGAGAACCCGTCCAGGCCAAGCCGCCTGGAAGCGAAATGAAATCCTTCTCTTCCGGATCCTGCGGCCAATCCTTAAGATCGGACAGGCCATTGACCATGAGCGCAATGGTGCGCGCCTGGCTGACAAGTGGCCGCTGATCGATGAAGAGGCACTGCATGCCCATCTGATCGAATAAACCAGGCACACGGCGAACCAGATCACCTGCCGGAATCGTGGCAGCATAGATCATCCGCTTACGCGCCGCCGTCTGACGCTCCCGCGCAAAGAAATAGCAGCGATCGCCGGTATCCAATCCTCCGAAGACCGTTCGCTCCTCGATCGGCGCCATCCTCATTTCAAAGGGATCAACCGACTGAGACCGTGCGATAACCTCGGGAGTCAGCGCCTGGGCCGTGCTTTGAGGCAACGCCAGCACGTCGCAACGGAAGACGACCATTTCGTCCGGATCTTTGACCGCGAGCTGGAATTGCCCGATAATCTGCCGGAGCCCGATCGCGCCGATCGAAAGCTGGGATACCCGGACAGAATAATTATCTTCCTCGATCCTCTCCGGCCTGCGATGCCGCAATTCCGGCCGGTTCCGATCCATCACTTCGCCGGTCTTCGGATGCGCCAGATAATAAAGATTGTCCGGATGATGGACGGCCACGACTTCCTCGGATCCTTCGCGGCGGAAGTCTCCCGCCCAGGTGAGCTTGGGATCATCGCGGCGCGGGACTTTGGAAACCGCGCACCGAACAATGCCCGGGAATGCCTCCTCCGGATTGACGCCCAGAAATTCCAGCACGCCTTGGCTTCCGTTCTTCCACGCCTGCTCTTGCCCGCGCCCATGAACACGCTGAGTGCCAATGCGCAGGATAAATCGCAGCTTGGATGATGTCAGACGACCACGGACGAACTTGGCGTTTTTCTCCGGGATGTCGTCCACCTCATCCATCGCCGCGATGTCCAAGGTGAAGGTCGTCGGAATCTTCTGTAATCCGATGGCCAAGCCATTGGCTCGGCGATGTCCATCCGTGACAACAAAAGCTCCCTTTCGGTCAACGGCCTTGCCTGATTTGTTGACGGCCTTGCCGACTTTCACCATCTCCGAAAACCAGGGAATCTGGTCGATGACATCCGGACGGAACTTGGTATCGATGACACCCGCCACCAGGTCGTTATCCGGGAGGAATAGCCCGAAATTGAAAAAGGGATGGCTCGTCGCGTAGGCCGCAAAGTTGAGTTCCAGGATGGTCTTGCCCCATTGGGCGCCGCCGGCGATCGCCAACTGGGCGTCTTCCACCTTGTTGGCCAGGACATGATCAATGATCCGGACGATCTCCAGGATGGCTTCCCGACCCTCGAAAGAATATTTTCCGTATTCACCTCCGCCGATCGGGACCCTGGCATCCGAATTTAGAAAATCCTCGAAGGATTTCCGAAAAGGACGGTCCACCGTGACCTTGCCCTGGAGTTTCTTGTCCAGAATGGAAAGCGCGCCGGATGCCGCTGCAGCGGCTTTGGACTGCCCTCCGGCGGGGCGGTTTTGTATGTCAGGGGGAATGCGTTTCATCAGGCTTTGATGGTCGCCTTCAGATCCTCGTAATGCTTGAGGGCGGCGGGATTGTCCTTGATCTCCTGGTAAAGAGCTTCCAAACCGGCTTCCAGTTTGGTGCGAAGCGCCGCCGACAGCTTTTCCTTGTCGTGCGCCAGACGGTCCTTTGCGATCTGGACGCGCATCATGGCATTCAGCTCCTTCGGTCTGAGTTCCGAAAAGGCCAACTCGAACTCCTGCTGCGCCAATCCCTGCCTGGTCAGCGCATCCATATCCGGGGGCGCTGCATTCAGACGGGCCTGCGCCCGTTCCTTGGCACGATCCATTCGCCACTCCCCAGCATGCGAGGACAACAACCGCGAAACGGCCATAATGGAACAGCGGATGCCGAGGTTGGATTGGATCTGCTGACGGACCCACTCCAGTTCTTTGCATTCGACGATCAGCCAATCCAAAACCTGCCGCCGGTCCTTCGGTTTCAGCTTCGCAAAAAGGGAGTCGGAGCGTGTTTTCATTCATGTTTGGGCCCCCGGAGGGTTGAAAACAGGGGTTTGGCGGGAATGCCCGATGCGGAAATTCGGGCCTGCAGGGGTGCTGCAATCTCTTGTATACAACTCGGGCGAGTCATCACAGCGGAAGGCCGGTTTTGAAAGGCTTTGGGCATGGTCATTTCCGGAGCAGGGTTTTTCCGGTTTCCGTGATCAGCCATTTCTTGACCTGGGGATCGATGTTGTCCTCCATCACCGCGATATGCTTGTTGGTGCAAAGCCAGTTGATGGCGTCATCAAACTCCGCCTGGCCGACGGGCGGGCGGATGCGGCCATTGATTTCCAAATACAGTTGCGCTTCCGGAAGCGCGTAGGGCTCGATGCGCTCGAGGATTTCCAAGATGCCTTGGCGGATGGTGCGGTCTCTCATTTCAAATCCCTCGCGCTTCTAAGCAGATCGATGACCTGCTTCGGTACCTGATCGATCCGATCGCCCAGCGATGTGCTGACGTCGTTGATCCGTCCGAAAATGTCCTTGGACCGTTGGGAACCCGCCGCGATCAACTTGTCGTAGTTCTCCTGCTGCTTTCGGCTCAGCTCCTCAATCCGCTTCTGGACGGCTTTGAATCGTTTGTCCGTTTCCCGCTTGGGGGCGAACTGCTGATGATATGGGGGCATCGGTTCTTTTCCACGGAACCGATCGATCACAAGCATGACCTGATTGATGATCAGGAAAATAGCCGCCGCGCAGACAAGCCACTTCCCGATGTCGGTGGGCGCTGCTGTGGGGAGTTGGAAAAGAATTGGGTACATAAATTAAGCGCGGGCGGCGTTCGGCAGAGGTCGGACCACATTGCGAACCCGTTCCAGGGATCTGGTTAAACAGCACACTTCAAAGCCTTCCCGCTTGCCCTCATCGTTGGAGTTGGCATCGGTGGTCGTCACCGAACTGCGGTTGGCGCTCTGCGCGATGGACGCATGGGAAAAATCCCAAATGATGATGTCCCCTGCCTGGATCAAATGGAGCTGTTGATTGGGCCGGAAGATCAGGCAGCCGTTGGCCGGGCCCCATTTTTCGTCAAAGTCAAAGGCACGCGCAATTCGGGGCGCGTTGGTCATGGAAAATTCCGGATGACCTTTTAGAAACAGCTGAAACCAATAGCTGACGGCCGCAGCACACCAGGGATATCCGTCGGTCTTTCCGTCGATGACCAGATTGTCCGCCTCGAAATATTTCTGGATGTCGCGGCCGCGATTGGAACCAATGGGGTTTTCCGCCAGTCCAATATCCCGTGCCGCAATAAGCGCCAGATCCGACAAAGGATTTTTCGCCGGTAATGGAAATTCTTCACCGGGGGCGAAGCGGACCCCATTGACTCCAGGACGCAATCCACGGCCGCTCATGATTTGCCTCCCTGTTTCAACAACCAGGTCAGTAAAAGACCGATGAAGAGCAGAAGGACCGCCACCGTCGCGCACCGCGCGACCGGAAGGCACAAGCCCATCTTGAGGAACAGACGGCTGATCAATACGCCTACTAAGAACAAGGCGCCGAGGACCAGGATCGCGGCATTTCCAGAGGGGCGCATCAGGAATTCCCCTGGGTGACGGATTGCATGCTCCAAAGAAAATTTTCTCCCGCGAACCAATCCCCATGATTCATGCGGTCGTTTTGGTGCACAAAGACGCGGGTCTTATCCCGGACATTGGTCGGTCCGCTGTATCCGAGCGTTCCATATCCCATGCCGCACCAACCGAAGAGGCCGCAGGTCAACCCGCCGCCGTATTTGAGGACGTCATCTTCCCGGCTGGTGTAGACGTGAACCAATCCAAGCCGGTTATCGGTGAGCGCTTCATTCAGGCCGTTGCGGTTAAAATCCTTTTCCGCCGCTGCCGCGAAAAGATGTGCTTCCTTGATGATGAAGCCGTATCGCTCAATCAGCCGGCAAATGATGTCGCAGCCGTTGCTGTGGCCGACCAATACGATCCGATGATCCCCGATGTAGTTGCGGACGATGTCGGCGGCGATGTCCACCCGGCCGCTTTGGAAAAGGCGGCGGGTCATCGCGCCGGAAAAATATTCAAACTTTTCCGCGCTGCCGCATTCGCATCGCGCCTGGATGTAGGTGACGGCACGATCGGTCCATCCCTTCGGATCTGACGGCCGGGTCAGAATTCCGTTGATGAACAAGTAAAGGGTTTTGGCCATCGTCAGAAACCCTTGGCTCCTTTGACCGCACCTTCCGCAGCGCCCTCAAAGATTTTCCCGGCGACATCGCCTTTGGATTTGATCCTCTCGGAATCCGCTTTGGTTTGCTCCACGTTCCCAACCGCGCGCAGTTTTCTGACTTTGATCCGAGCGCCAGTCGACGTGGTGATATCGAGCCCCTCCGCCTGGATGTCTTTCGGGATCTCAATCGATCCCTTCGTTCCGTCGGAGGCGGTGAAGTCGTATTTGCTCGTTGTCGTATTGGCCGCGCAGCCAACAAGCAGGGAGAGCGCGAGAGCGAGGAAAACTCTTGTTAACATGGCGCACAGCGTGCGCCAGAAATGGGAAACAGCGTTAGCCGCCCATTGGCTTTATAGCCATCTTTGGCGGGAAATTAAATGGAGACTGCCGGCGGGGAAACGAAAAGCAGAAAAATTGACCCTTTGACCTTACCTCGCAGTCGAGGTTGTCGTCTCTGCCTGGGTCAAATATTTCTTCGCAAGCTCCTTAGTGGTTGCGTAGCGCGCCCGTGAAAATGTACCGCCAGATTTTGGGTTCACGTACTTCGCCTTTCCACATGCGTAAAGTTCACCAGTCCACAGTTGGTTCTCCTGTGGATCTTTGAGTCCAACAACAAAAAGATATTCGCGGTTTTCATCCACCAAAAGAACGGTTTTGGTTTCGTATTCTTTATCGTTTTGGATTTTATTTGCGAGCGTGTCCTTCAAAACTCTGATTTGGCCACGATAAATTCTACTAACCCGACAAACCGCTCCATCTCCCGCGAGCACCCAGACCTTAACTTCGGCTTTAATTGCCGATGCCTGAATCTGTTGGTCAATTGAAGGCGTGGCAGCCTTTACTTCCATCTCTTGCTGGGCCTTCTTTTTTACCGCGCTCTGGGCGATATATTCAGCCTCCTTTTGCGAGTTATACCCAAACCGCGACTGAATGTCTGAAGGAAGATTTGAAAAAAGAAACTTCGCCGCGCCGGCGGAATGCATCACGGTAATACCGTCCGGCTCAACTTTTGTAACTGTACCATCTTTGATTTCAATCCCGTCGTTTGTCTTGAACGAAATTTTATCCTCGGCCCGAACGAGCACCGCCGAAAAAATCAGAACCAGCATCAGCAGTTTTTTCATTTTTCTCCTATGTGTTTTTGATCACCTGAGGCACGTAATAAATCCATTGAGCATCTTTTTTAGTCAACACCAACGGCGGATGCGCGGGTGAATAGGCTGTTAAAATGATATGCCCCTCACGATCTAGAGAGTAGAGCCGAAAAACAACTCCATCGTTGGCTAGCTTCGCTATGACAGGCTTTCCAATTCTTAACAGCGATCCTGGCTCGACCACAGCAATGTCGCCATGGGAGAATTTTGGCTCCATCGAATCACCATCGATTTTAACTGCGAACGCTTTTTCATCCTTGCTTGTGGTGGCAACGAAGGACTGCCAAGACAACGGCAATTCTTCATAAGTGGCGGCTTCACCGGCATGAGCCCAAGAGATCATAGGGACCCGACGGATGCTTTGTTTTTCTTCTGGCTCCTCTTTCAATCTAAGTGAGGGCATTTCCAGATCTAACTCGTCCTTGCTGAGCCGCTCAAACAACATAGTCAGGGTATTTCCCGGCTCCCTACCACCCTCAAGCATCCCAACATAGTTGGCCGAGACCCCTAACAATTTGCCCATATCCGCCTGACTTAATCCACGTGCAGTGCGGTACTCTCTTAGGCGATCACAAAATAGTTTGGGCATACACCAACTTTTTTATTGCATAACACTAACTTTGTTATTATTACTGTTGTCACGTGACTATGGCAATTGCTAACAGAGTTAGAGAAGGTTCACAACACAAATTTAGGATCGCTGCCAAGATCGCAATGGTCCAACGCGGACTATCAGTCACCGCTCTTGCAAAGAAAATCGGCTGCAGCCGGAACGGCGTTTCCCTCGCGATAAACCACGGCCTCTTTAAAGGAACTAGAAATAAAGTAGCCCTGGAATTGGGTTTAAAGGAGCTGAGATGAAACAGCAGCTTGTGGCGATGGTGGAAGCAGCTCTGAAAACCGCTGAAAAGCTTTCTCCCGCAAACCGTGCCGATGTCTTGGATGGAATCGCGATAGCTCTAGATCGTGTGGCTCCTGAGATTGCGGATGCCGCTCGTAAGTCAGCGGCGGCCCTTCGAGAAGCGGGAGCAGCTCAACTGCTCCTTAAAAAAATAGTGGAGGACACAAAGTGAGGACCGAGCAACTCACCCTCCCAATCCGGATACCGGATAATCGGCAGACGTTTTATCCCTGGGAAGTCATGGAGATTCTATCTGTTTCAGACCAACAGCTCCGTGCCTTGGCGGAGGATGGATCTCTGATCGCCATCAACATCGCGAGGGAAGGATGTCGGCCGGCGTGGCGTTACGCGCGGGAATCCGTCGAGACCTTCATCGCCAACCGTAATACCAGGGACAATCCGAAATGAAAACTCGTCACTCTGTTTTCAGCCCACGGACGGCGAACCAGGATTATCTCCGAAAAGTACAATCCGCTGTCTCCGGCCTCCTAGCTAAGAATGGAGAAACTATCAGCCAAGATCTTCTGATCCTGGCTGAAACATCTCCTGGAGCGCTGCAGCGGCTATGTCTTTATCTTGGCGTAACGCAACCTGGATCGGAGCTCCGTCTACTCGATTCCAAAGATCCAGGAGAAACAGCCCGGCTACTTGTCCTGGCCGCATGTCCTCTGGAGGGTTGGGAAAAAGCTGCTCTCCGGCTAGTTCCTGCAACAAATGAAGCTCGTAGCATTTCAGCAGAGCAAAACGAAGCCGGTGCTCCACATACCACGCCTCCTCTTGCGTTAAGGCTGGCCAACGTTCGGTTCGCACGAATTCGCGCACATGCCCGTCAACTGCTGCGCGGAGCTGCCTTTCTCGCGCTAAGAGCCGCTCAATCTTTTGGGACAGCGTCTCGTCCTCAGACTGTGCCGAAGGTGGGATCTGCTTCCCAAACTGAACGATTTGTCGTTGAAACCATCCCGTATAATTCGCCCACTGATTCATCGGGCGAGTCTAACGAGGCACTAAGGGAGGACAAGCCATGAACCTTCCCGCTTCCATCCAAAACCACCTGCAGAACCGGCGCTGCTCGCTGTTGATCTCTCCACGCAGCAAAGACGGGATCCTCTACTGGTTGGCCGATCTCACTGATAGATACCAGCCCGGCATGGGCGTAAGCCCGGACGCAGCCCTGGCGGATCTGGATCGGTTGCTCTCTCCAAATTCCGCAATCCGAGATCCGAAATCGTCATGAACCTCCAGGACCTGATCAAAAGCCCCGCCGCCAGCTTTCGGCCCGTTGAATGCGCCGTCCTGCGCCGCACCCAAGCGGTGAACATCACGGCCTACAAAGACGGAAAAAAACATTACGTGGGAGAAGGCACCACCACCGCCTGGCTTTGCCTGCTGCGCAGTCAGGACGGCCGCATCTACTACAACTTTTTTTTCAACCTGAGCCAGCCTCCAACTTTGGAGCAGCTGGACAAATGGTTCATCGAAGGCATCGGCGAGGGCTGGATGCGAATGCCTGAGATTCAACCCGTAACAATTTTATGAAAGACAAAAATCTCACTGTCATTCCGGACTTCACGATTGCTCGGGCTCATGCCCAATCCGTAAATCAGAAAGCTGGTGAGGCCGTCTGGCACGCGCTGCAGTGCGGCCTTGAGCTGCTCCGGATTAAAGCCGCGCATCCAGAATTGAGTCAAGGTGGCGATCGCCGATCAAAACCGCAGGCTGCGGTTTTGAAAACCTGGGCAACTCTCGTCGAAGAAAAAGTCGGCATTTCGGACGACACCGCCCGCCGCTGGATGCACATGGCAAAAGGCGGTCTTCAAAAGTTGGAAATCGAGGAAGCGGATTGGACGCTCCTCTCAGATTCCAAGCGCGAATCGGCCACGGCCAAATTACAAAAGCTGGCGAGCAAGGCGGAAAGCCAGACCGATTTTATTCGCGAGCTCTATGGCCTGAAACCGCCAATCGGCTTCGCCCTGTCGGGTTCGGATATTCCCCGCAGCAACCACCAGAAGAAGGGCAAGAAGAATAAGACCGCCGATGAAAAGCGGGAGGAAAACGCGCAGGACGCCTACGACGCCGTATTCCCCCTGCTGCGCAACGACTGGTTCGCCGACCGGCTTTACACGCACCTGACCGACGTTCCTCTCTCCAATTTCATCAACATCACAAAGCGGATCTTGGATGAAGCGCAGCAGATCGCCACGGCGCGCGGGATCAAACCCGCGCAACTGGCGGACTGGGACCAAGACATCAAATAAAATGCATATGAACGAAAATCACCTCTTCGACGACCGTCAGCGGTCACGCGTGCGCGGGCTAAAGGCCATCATGCTGTGGCTCCTGGAAGAACCGAATTTAAGCGCCGTTCTCGATGTGGCTGCCGCGCGCAGCGGCTTTTCTGACGTGCAAATCAAGCGGCTTTTTTATCGCTGGAAAAAAGAAGGGGATGTCGCGCTGGAAAAGAAATCCTGGAAGCGGCATTCAACCCGGGAACCTCGCATCCAGCTGACGCAAGAAGACCGGCATCTGTTGCGCCAGTTCGCCCTCAAGACGGATTCCGTCCAATTCGCGATCGAATGTTTTGCCGACTGCGCGGAGTGCCGTCCTGAGCTGCGGGCGTTCATTCATCCGTTCCGCGCCTCCCGCAATTATCCAACCATCCTGCGCCGCGCTGCGCGGGTGACACCGGACGAGCGGGCCCAGGCGCGCGGCGCCAAGGCGTATAAGCTAAAAGCTTATACCCAGCTGCGGGATATGACCTGGCAGGACGCCGCCGGCGTTCTTCATCCGATGGTGGCGGGCGACCTCTTCGAATACGACGACATGAGCCTGAACCAGCCTTACTGGTTCGATTGGCCCTATGGCGGGGATCCGCTGTCCGATAAATTCGGTGTCCGTCTTGGCCGCCAGATGCTGGCCGCCTGCGATGTGGCGTCCGGCCGCTGGCTTGGATTCGATTTGATCGGCCGCGTGCGCGACGCTTACCGCGCGGAGGACATCATCCGGTTTATGGGCCGGATCTGCCGCACCGGCGGGATACCGCGCTTGGGTAAGCGGCTGGAGCGCGGGGCATGGGCAGCGAAGGCGGTGCGCGGCGTTACCGGCGCCAACGATGAGAAGGAACAAGAAACCCTCGCCTCGGTGCGCGAGCTCGTTGATCTGCACTACGTCTATTCCCCGCACAGCAAGGGCGTGATCGAAGGCAGCTTCGACATGCTGCAGACCATTCTTTCCCTCTCTGGGATCCAGATCGGCCGCACGCGGGGCGAGTATGAGCGCACCACGCAAATGATGCTCGCCTGTTCCGCAGGCCGGAAGCATCCGGCGGAATGCGGTTTCCGTCACATCAACGAAATGGCGGACACCGTTTGGAAAGCCATGGAACAGGCCAACGCCCGCCCGAAACTCGGACGGCTGCTGCAGGGAATTCCGAACGAAAAATGGGAGCAGTCGGTTGGAATCGAACCGCTGCAGACGGTGCCGGATTCTCACGCGCACCTTTTCCTTCCGGTCAAACAGATCCGCGCGATCGACGCTGGATTCGTCCGGCTTCGCGTCACGCATTACGACTACACGTTTTCCTTTGCCGTCCCGCCGGAATGCGCGCACCTGGGAAGCGAATACCGTTTGCTCGTTTGTTTCGATCCTGCGGAACCTTCCCTGGGCGCCCGCGTCTTCGATGCGGAAACCGACACCAGACGTGACTATGAGGCGCAGAAGCGGGCGGATTACGGCACCTGGGCCTTTGCCGAAAACGCGCCCCAAGTTTCTTTCAGCACTCGCACCTCTACCGAAAAGCGCCGCTATCTGGCGGCCTCGCGCACTGCCTTCCGCGCGACTGGAATGCAAAACGGCACCGGCGCCAGCGTCGACCAAGCTGTCGATGGGCGCGGCGCAGTGGCCCGGATGGTTCGCGGCGCGATCGATGAACGCAAGGAATTCGCGGAAGGCCGCACCGTGCCGCAAGAGCAGGTCACGCGATCCAAGGAAAAGGGCAAAGCCGCGCGGGCCCTCAGCCAAATCATCGAGACCGAGGAAGTCTCCCAACCGAAATACGACTAAAACTTTATGAGCAACACCCGCAAAACCGATCAGCTCGACATCTTCAGGCCGGAGAAGTTCATGTCTCATCCCAAAGTCAGCGGGATCAACATCGGACTAAACGTCGTGGTCCGCAATGGCCGGTCCCGAAACGAAAAGGAACGCGCCTCGCTGATCTGGCTGCACAACTACGCGCGCTTGCGCGGGGTGACGGCGGACGGTCTGAGTGAAGAAATCCAGATCGACCGCAACGACATCACGCATGCTCTGACCAATCCGGATTATAATTTGGATCCCTTCGTCGCGACGGTGACGGATGTCCGCACCAATTTTGATAGGACCCGCCGCCGGCTCTATCCCACCACGGGCTGCAAATTGATCCATAAAGTGGTTCGCTTCGCCGCCGACAAATCCAATCCGTGCGAGATCATCGGAAAATGGCGCTCGGGAAAAACGTGGCCTGCCTGGGAAGCGTTCCTGGACAACATGCACCGGGCCCTGTGGTTCCTGTGCCCGAGCGGGAACGATACCCGCGACTTCTTTTCCGAATTCGCGCGTCATGCCAGTATCGGGGTCGGCACCATTTACAAGCCGGGCCAGTTGCGCCCGAAACTTCTCTCCCTTTTCGGAAAGAACGCCATTGAGCTGTTGATCACCGACGAGGCGCAGCGGCTATGGCCGACGACAAATTCCCGTAACGGCACCATGGCTTATCCGCGCCGGCTGGAATTTGAGCGGGACATCTACGATATGTTTATTCCCGCCCAGGTGGGGATCGTCAATCTCTGCACTCCCCAGCATTCGGAGATGATGTCGAAGGCGCTGGCCAAGCACGAATTATGGGCCCCGGGCCAGTGGGAAGGCCGCGCCCAAGGCTGGGCCATCCCTGAAACGATGACCGATGAGGAGCTGGAGGGCGTCGCCCGCTGGCATGGTCCGGATCTGGCGGACAACGCCACGGGCCCTCTGCTGGATTTTGCAAAATCGAGCGAGGGTTATATCGGCTCGATGGTCAAAGCGATCGAACGCGCCCGGGAATTTTATGCGGAAGGCAAGACGATCCGCCGCGCCGATGTCGTCGGCGCCATCAAGTCAATCCAGGAGGCGGCGAAAGCGAAATGATCCGCGAGGAGGACATCATCCGCCTGATCAATGCCGCGCACGGCCGTGCGGAGGCAATCCATGCGCATGAGATCGCCGCCGCCCTGAAGCTCAAGCGCAGTGCGGAACGCGAGATCCGGCGGGCAATTTCCCGAATGGATCAAGAGGGAACCTTTCCCTTCCTCCTGGGGCGGATCAGTGGCGGCGGTTTTTTCCGGTTGTCGGATTACGAAGAGGGCGAAGCCATGGTGAAATGGTTCGATCAATACGCGGAAAAAGCTGTCCGCAAGGCCGATCATGTCCGGGCTTCTTGCGCCCGGCACGGGCTTTATATCCCAGGCGGAAGACCCTCGGCGCGCAAAGCCGATGCCGCTGGTCAATTAAAGGACGTGGTGGCGCAGCTCATCGCCGCCCAGGCCGCGCTGCGCGAGGACAAGGCCACGCGCGCGGAGGCCAGCGATAAGAGATTCGCCAAGCGCATCGGCGTCGCTCGCATCACCTGGGCCCAGCTGAAGGCCGGCAAGTACCAATCCAGCGGCGGCCGCAACTTGGTCGCGAAACTGCAAGCAGGACTTTCCCAAATCAACAAAAACAAAACCCACAAGGAATAACCCATGTCCAAAATTCCCACAGACTGCGCGCTGCGCGTCGGCGTGATTAATGCCGGCGGCAACCTCATCACCCACCTCAAAACGTTTCTGGAACTGGTCCAGGACCCTGCTGAACGCCAGCACGTAAGCGATGCCCTCGGGATCATCGTTCACGATATCAATAACCACCGCCAAAAGCTGATTCTCACGCCCGAGATGCTTCCCGAACCCGAGGAAAAACCTCCCGGGCTTACCAATCTGGCCGACGACCTCGCCGGGGAATATGCCGGCGCCGCTCCGGAGGGCGCATCCATCCGCCCTCCTCTCACCGAAGCCTAAAACCACAACCGAAAGGATCCCATGAGTAACAAAGCAGAAATCCGCAAACTCGAAGGCAAGCGCAAACGCCTGATGGGCCAGGTCATGAAGCTGGACATCCGGATCGGGCAATTGTCCGCGCGCGATTCCGTCGCGGCGAAAAAGAAGAAGGGCCGTAAATGATCCCGGCCAAGATTAAAGAGCTGATCGATCGCGCGCGTGCGCTCCAGCTCCAGATCAAACAGGACGAAGACGAGCTGAAGAAGATTAAAAAAGAGCTCATCCTTGAAGCGGCCTCAAAACCGACAAGCCACGTTCCCGCCGGCGACATCGACGGCACCAAGTGGGTGCAACGTGGAACCAAAACCGAGCTCGAAATCATTTTCCCGGCGGATGCGCTGCGCGATCAGATCCTGGCGAGCTCGGCTGATTGGGTAAAAATCCGCAAGATCCTGGGCGAAAAATCTCCCGGCTATTTGTTTGATCAAGTCCAGGCGTGGGCTCCCAAACCCGATTTCCGAAAAATCGTCGCTGATCACTTCGGAAAGAAACTGGCAGATCGTCTGATCAACCTCTGCACGAAGAACAGCGATCCGAAGGTGGTCATGAAGGAAATCGCCGAGGAGCCAAAATGAAATGGATCTTCCTGCCTTTCTACGGGATGACGCTGATGGGGTGGGCCTGGCTCCTCTTGCTGGCGCTCAACCGTTTCCTCAACCCTGGCGTCAGCCTGTGGCAGCAGATCAAACACGAAGCGGCTTCCAGTGAAGTGCTCTGGGCCGTTCTCCTGTGGGTTTCCATGGCCGCCGGCGTCATCAGCTGGCTGAAAATTGCATCATGAGCGAAATCGAACGCATCTCCAGAATGGCCAAGACAAAACTGTCGGCAGTCATCGAGAAAAAGCTAGCGGAAATCAGCCGCCTGAAATCGCTGCAGGATAATCTGACGCAGCTGTCCTCGGAGATCGATCGGATCGCGGAAGAAAATGGAATCACCTCCGTGTCGGACGAATATATTTTTCGGACCGCATGCGGCAGCGTAGGCGCAGACCATGTCATGGTCCGGGGTCGCCGCCGGTTCGAAGGGATCTGCAAACAGCGGGCGCAAATCGTTCGAAAGCTGACCGAGCTGGGCTGGTCTTCCATCCGTATCGCGGACGCGATGGAAAGAGATCACGGAACCATTCTCCATTACCGCAACCATTTTTCCCTGCGATGAGCCCGAAACAAAATGCCAGCTATTGGCGCCGCTGGTCCGCCGCCTGCGCGGAACAGGGCTGGACGCGCCAGACCGTGGATCTGGATGAGAAGCGCCATGCCGTCCACGTCGCCGCTCTGGGCTACGACAAAAGCCACAAGGAATTTACCAACCGCGAGATCGACAAAGTTTTCGCGGCGTTCACTCAGCTGGCCAGCCCGGGCGATCTCGCCACGCAGATCCAGGCCCAGGAAGTGATCGATGGCGACGGCGGCGAACGCAAGCGGCTGTTATTCCGGATCCAGCAAGTCGCCCTGGTCGGCGAGGCCGAGCGGGTGTGCCGGCATATGTTCAGCAAGGCCAATCCCGAGGATTTGGACACCCATCAGCTGGAGCTGCTCCGAGATGCCCTCGTCAACAACAAACGCGCCCGCGTGCGCGCGGAGAAACGCCAAGCCGCCACGGCGGTGGCCGGAGAACGGCCCTTTTAAATCATGACTCTCGCCGCACAGATCGAAGCATTCCTTTTGCTGGAGGCCCGCTGGGTTCCTGCACTGGAGATCTGTCTGCGGTTCCACATTTCGCAAAGAAGCCTTAGAGCCAGCCACCGCCGGCCCGGGTTACTGGATGACTTCGCAGTCAGCAGCAAAAAGGGACACAAGCACACGTCACTTCTGACGACGGCAGAATATCTGCCTTACAAGCACAAGATGCTGCGGCATTCCTTGAGCCAGATCCGGAAGATCAAAAAATGGGATGCCGGTCGGCACAAACAACTCACCAAAAAGCCGCTCCTGATCGAGCGCCACAACGGACAAGGAGTCATGCCGCTGTGAATTCAAAACTATCTACTACGGAATACGTCCGAAACTGTCAGCGTCGCCGCAAGGCGGGTTGGTTCTATCGTCGCTACGACGTGAGCTGGTGCAAACGCAATCTGCAAGCAGCCACTTGGAACGATCTCCCGCAGATCCGCGCGGCCTGGATAGCGGAAACGAATGTGAAGCGGCCGCGCAAGCGCCTGGTGGCCGCGCTTCGCAAGACCATCACCGATCTCGGCCTAAGAATGCGGGAAGAAATCGGACGGGGCCCAATCGACTGATTATGCGCCGCTGCTTTTCCATCTTCAAGAACGTCCATCAGCGGGCCAAGCACTTCAGCCGGTTTGGACAGCTGAAGTGCTCAATTTTAACGGCAGCTGCGAAGCTGCCGGCCGTAAAAACTCCTAACTCCCTTGATCAAAATGAGGGTTCCGAGCGCAAAACAAATAACCTTAATCAGCAGCTCCAGCAGGAGCAGCCCAATAACAACGGCCAAAACGGCCAACAGGATTTTACCAACCAGGATCGAATCGATCATGGAGCCATCTTACCCCGTTAGAAACTCGAAATAAACCCAAAAAAGAAGGAGTCAGCATGCAAAATAAACCAAAGTTGTTCCGTCAAGGTGATGTGCTCTTGGAGCGTATCGATAAGCTGCCGAAGGGCGTCAAAAATCAGCGCGTGAAAGGTAAGGTGGTGCTCGCCTACGGCGAAGTCACCGGCCATCACCACGCGATCCACAAAGGGAAGGTGAAAGTGTTTCGCCATCCCGAGACTCAGGCCACCTACATCGAGGTCGCGGAAGCGATCGCGGCGCTCACGCACGAAGAGCATGCCCCGATCCTGCTGGATCCCGGATTCTACAAGGTGGACATCCAGCGCGAATACAGCCCCGAGGAAATCCGCAACGTTCAAGATTGATATGGCTACCGCGTTCCCCCCAACAACGCAGGCGATCATTGATCGGTTGAAAGCGCTGGATTATTCCACGCCCGTACCGGCCAAGAATCGGAAACGAATCGAGGATTCAGTAAACGCGCACCTTGAGCTGCTGGGTCAGCCCGGGCGCCAGTTCATCTGGCGCCCGAATTTTGGTGACGGTTTTAAATACGTCATCGAGCTGTGCCATAGTCGCGGCCAGGCCGCCGCCAGGGCCGCCGCCTGGGACGCCGCCTGGGCCGCCGCCAGGGACGCCGCCTGGGACGCCGCCAGGGACGCCGCCAGGGACGCCGCCTGGGACGCCGCCAGGGCCGCCGCCAGGGACGCCGCCTGGGCCGCCGCCAGGGACGCCGCCTGGGACGCCGCCAGGGACGCCGCCTGGGACGCCGCCAGGGCCGCCGCCAGGGACGCCGCATGGGCCGCCGCCAGGGACGCCGCCTGGGACGCCGCCTGGGACGCCGCCTGGGACGCCGCCAGGGACGCCGCCTGGGACGCCGCCAGGGCCGCCGTTGGGTCGCTGCCGGGAGCGCCCGCTGCGGTCCGCAAATTCGGAGAAATCGAGCGGCCGATGCTCGATGCTTTCGAAGCGGGTTTGTGGCTCTACTGGATCACCCCCGATAGCGTTATTGCAGTGGAGCGGCCGGTATTAGGAATCGACGACCGCTCGCGCTTGCATGCTGTTGGAGCGCCCGCCGTTTACTGGCCCAACACGGAGGAAAAATATTTCTTCCATCGCGGGGTGCGGATCACCCAGCAGATCGCCGAGGAACCGGAAACGATTAAGGTTTCGCAGATCGAGAAGGAGCGCAATGCCGAGGTGCGGCGGGTCATGGTTGAGAAGTTCGGCATGGATCGTTACATCAAGGAATCTGGGGCAAAGCTCGTCCATTCCGACGACTACGGAAAGCTCTGGCTCAAAGAGCAGCCGGGCGATGAACCGCTGGTAATGGTCGAGGTGGTTAATTCCACAGCGGAACCAGATGGCACATTCAAGGATTATTTCCTGCGCGTGGATCCGCAACTGCGCCCTCTGCCTCCTGGCGAATGGTCACAGGAGAAAAAGCGGGAATGGATGGCCAAGCAAAAACCTCAGGACATGACCGCCCGCAATGCCGTGGCGTCCACCGCTGGAAAGCGCGGTGAAGATTACGTGCTGACCCATCAGACCTGAATATGACCCAGCGCATCTATGACCTCAAAGGCGATGATGGAACAAAGTTCACCAGCCGCCCGAAATTCTGGCGCCAGGTGGCAAAGCCGGTCCAACCCCGGCGCATCTCGCCCATCGTCGAAAAGATTCGCCAGGAAATGAAGTCTCTACCGGTTCAGACAAAACCAGGACAGCTCTCCCTTCCACTTTAACCCTCAGAAGAAACCAAAATGCCCAAGAAAATTAAAAACATTACACCTAAAAAATGCACCGCCTGGATGCATTACAAACCCAGTAATTTCGAATCAAAACACCGCGTGGAAGTCATCGTCCAAATGTGGGATTATATTGGAAAATTTGTAGTCGAAATTGTTGGCAACACGGAAGGCTTAAAGATTCTGGAGGCCGCTCCGGGATACGTCTATCAGATGCTCCCAGTAGATAATCGCGGCGTAACCTTCATGAAACTGAAAAACAACAAAGGGGGAAGCCTGCTTTGCGAAGACGAAGAAAATGAGGGCGACGACTGGATTGAGGGCATGGTTGTCAGCGTCCGAATTTTGGAACGGAGGCTGTTATGAGCACTCTCAATCAACATTCAAGAGGATTGTCGCTGACCTTGGCTGGCATCGTATCCGGAATATTTCTTTTCCTCTCCATCCATGACGAGGTCAAAAGAATCAACCAGGACAACGAGATCCAACTGATCAACGACGAAATCAAAGGCATCCAAAAAGAGACCATCGCCATTCTCAAAAAACAGCGCGACGAGGCACTGACGAAGGCGGAAAAGTTTCGGGTCATATCGCAAAGGATTGAGAGCGACACGCGGGAAAAATGTTTTGATATCATGTTCAAGCACGCGAGAGGCGAAGACAAGACACCGCTCCATTTAGTCGAAGCGGATGGGCCTCGAATTTGGGAGGTTAAATTCGAGGAGATCAAACGATGAGCGAACGAGGTGAATGCGTCAGGCTAAGGTCGTTTCATTGCATCCGTTTCGGCCTTTTCCATATCTTCAAGGAAACTGAAGTAGATTCCATCTTTGTCTCTTTCTTTCAGCCTCTTCACAAGATCGACCAAGCGCGGATCCATCTTTTGCGCCTGCTCGATAGAAGATTTTGGCATTACTCCCAGAAGTTCTTTATAGTCAACCATGTTCGCTTGCGCCTGGGCATGGTTCCCACAACGCATCGCGTGTCCAATGGCTCGAGCGGTGTCAAGGAGGGCATGTGCGAGGTGACCATGATTCCTGTTAAAAGAAGATTGCAGCATAAAAATCCCAACTCTCATGTCGTCTGTCTCGCTCTGCAATTTTTTTTCGTGCTCGGATTTCATCGCGGCCAATTCGCTTTTCACCTGTTCAATCAGCCCCTGTTTTTCCTCGGCAATTTTATCCGTAATAGATTTGAGAAGGCGCGCCTCTTCAACCTGAAAAATCCGTTTTTGGACGAATATCGTAATCAAAGGGATAATTACGCCTCCAACTAGGACCAGAACACCCAGAGCTCCTATTAATATTGACCATGCCGAGAAATAAAAATGATCTATTTTTTCAAGGATTTCTAGTGCGACTTGGTGATCACTTGTGGGAATTGTTTGTGCTATCGGAGTTAAATCAGGAGTCGGGATTGGAATCGGCGTTGGAGTCGGGATTGCAGCCATTTGGTAATTGCACTACAGAAAGCGAAATATTCCCATGAAAAATATCTCCTGCACAATGACCGAACCGCAGATCCTGGATGAATCCAAGGATGTTACTCGCCGCAATGGCTGGCTGACGTTAAAGGCGGGTGACGTCCTGCAGGCTTGCCGGAAGTGCATGGGCCTGAAGCGCGGCGAAAGGGTCGTTCGACTAAAAAAAATCAAGGTCGTGCAAGCCCGGCGCGAACGGCTGGACCGGATGATTTCAGAACCGGATTATGGCCGGGAGGAATGCCGAAGGGAAGGTTTTCCCAATCTATCTCCCGAACAATTCGTCTCCTTTTTCTGTCAGTCTCACAAAGGATGCAAACCTTCCAGCATCATCACCCGGATCGAATTTAGTTACCTCAAATGAATGCGCCGGCCGACTTCCTGGATGAGATGCTGCGGATGCTGCGCGGGCAGTTCTACCCCGATAATGCCAAGGGGTATTTTCAGCAGCAAACCCTCCTTAAAAAGGCCCTGACAGAGCTGGCCAGTTTCCTTTTCAGCCGTGGGGTAAGCCTTCCCCAGGCCCGGTATCAGGCCATTTTAATGGAAATCATCCAGACGATCAAACGCCATGGCGCCACGGCCAAGATCCAATTTTTCGGGGGGTACTTCCTCCATGCCGTACAGCAACACATCACCCACCATGGCCATAAGTACTACACGGAGGGCCTTTCGATCCGGAACACCCTGGAAAACACTATGCTGGGCATCCAGAAAGGCCGGGGTTCCACTCCCAAGGAAGATTCCACGGTAGAACGCCTGGCAGAACTGAATGCCCTCCTGAAAGCAGGGAAACGCCGCTCGCGCTTCCCGAAAAAAACTGATAAACAGCCCAATCTCTTTAAATGAAAATCTACCTCGTCAAAGAATGCGAAACTATGGCGGATAATAGCCTGAATGAGTCGATTATCGGGGCTTGGTTTAGCAAAGACCGTGCAGAGTTAAATGCGGCATCCCATAAAGCTGGCCGGTATGTGTCCTGGTACGTTGAAGAAGTTGAAATTAAGGATTCTCCTGCTGAGAATGTTGCGGAAAAGCCATTTGAAGTTCATCCTATTTTGGAAGCCTCCAGAGATAGTGTAGCAAAATGGGCACTCGCGGTTGTAAACCGCTATGAAGCCAGTCCAGATCGTTATTGCCATGCTCAAGGCGACCTGGCAACGGGCGAGCTAGCGACCGCATTGGCAATTGCCAATGGCTGCAAATGGACTATTGGGGATAAAGGGTTAATACTGACAGAGCCATGCGATGTGGTTTGGAAGAATGGCCAGTGGGCAGTATACCGGATTGCTGCTAATAATTCTTAAAAAATGGATCAAACCTTTGAGAATTGCCACTCAACCGCTCGTATTTGGATCATTTCTCCCCGCCCGCTGGATTCCCTGAATTCACCACTGTAAGTTCTGCTTTTTCAAGCAGTTAACGTTTCTTACCGGCTCTTAACGCTTTGGATCAAATCGGTCGCGAAGATTCAGCAGGGAGGCGCTTCCGG